AAGACAACTGGTAACTCCATGTGGCGTATTGCGAGAGCACGGTAGATGGTCTCTTCAGCTCCAGATTTAAGCTTCCCAGCTGTTGTTTGGACTGGTGTCCATGTTCTCTTTCTATTGAGTAACTTTTCATATGGGTTCATTCTTGACAATCGCATTGGGGTTCGTTGTTTAGAATCCCTTGCAAGTAATCTTGTACATCATCTTCGTCTAAGGCAGCATAAACACTGGACTTATCCTGAACATCACCGTGTACTTGCAAAGCATAATAAAGTGAAGTTTGGGGACTATCTAGCCACTCTTCAACGAACTGTTCGTCGTAGGTTACAACATCACTCCATGAGTTGAAGCTGTATCCGTGAAGAAGCCCTGTATGGTTAAACATATACATTAATTGATCAGCTACTTTCTTATAAGCATCCCAACCAACTTCTGAGGCGATCTCTACATCACCATATTCATATGTCTGTACACCATCTGTACCTGAATCTCTATCGACAGTACGTGCAATAGGTGGAGCGATTTCAGGTGTGCAAGTAAATCCTTCTCTGTCTTTACTGCGATATGAACAGCTTGCGGTAGGAGCTATAGCGAATGCTCTCTCCATATCATATTCTCTAGCAACTTCAGCCGCACTCTGAATGCCTTTATAAAATTCTGCTGCTAATAATCCAGCTGTACCAAGTCCAGGTATGCCATCGTTAGTAGCTTGTAATGCTTCACCAAATTGTTCGTAGGTGATGTTGTTTTGTTTAAGGAGGTTAGCTAAGCCAAGTACCCCGAGTCCAACTTGCCTATCCGTTGACGAGGGGAGGTATTCTCCAGAACCATCAACGCCTGTTTTGCTATGGAGGTCGCACAAACTTCGCATACCTTCAACAAAACCCTTTGACACGTCGGCGATTGTACAGGCACCGAGATTAACGTGTTGGAGGAGGCAAGTTCCTCGTGATGGCAGGTAAACTTCAAGACAGACGTTTCCTCTAATTCGTTTTTCATTTTTGTCGTACTTAATTTTGTTTAACCAGATATCACCTGACCTGATGCCATAAATCACTGCATCCCGTGTTGTTTGATCAGCCGCTTCCCATTTTGCATCATTAATGTTGACGCACCTTTTAACCCATGGGAGTTCTGATCTAGGAGTAGTAATAAAGTCAATAACATCAGGGTGATCCAAGTCAAGATGAAGAACGCACGCGCCCTTTTTGAATCTTTGTCCACCACGTCTTAGTATGTCATTTAAAGATGAATAGATTTTTCCAAAGCTAACTGGTCCAGAAGCATTAAGACCTTTGCCGTTTTCACTTCCTTTGGGTCTGAGCTTTGATAGATGGACAGCAACGCCTGCTCCATATCTGAGTGCATGAGAGACGAATCTCCAACTTGCTTCGATTCCATTTGGTCCCTCCATCGAATCTTCGACGGTAAATACAGTGCAAGATACGGGTAGACGTGACTCTGGATCATCAATCCAGTTCTGAACTCTTCCAGTTCTAGATATTAAACTTGTAGTCATTAGATGAGATCAGTTAATGTAGGTGGTTTGTAGTTTTTGCTCTTTAATACTTTTCCGTCTTCTCTATATGTAGGCTTTCCATCCTCATCTAGTTTTGACATATTGCTTTGATGGACTCGACGTAGAGCTTCGTCTAAATCCCAACTCATGTTCTCTGCATACTGATAGCAGACATAAACAAGATCACTAAGTTCTTTAAGAGCATCAGCATGTAGAGATGGGCTGTTCCTAAACAGCATCCCTTCAGCTTCTAAAAACTCTTTAAATTCCTCAACGATCAAAGTCTTTTGCATAGTTCGGGTACTCAAGTTCTTCGAGTTTTTCACATTGAAGGAGGTCCGAAACTCTTTGGCTTGTTCTAAATTCGACTTCATTCTTTAGGTAGTGGATTGCTTTTTCTAGGTCGTCTATGTCATCAAACTTATGACCAGCTCTACAGACATATTTGATTACGTTTCCGAGGTGGAAGTTGAGTTCCTGATCACGTATAAAACTCCAGACAGGGATGGATCCACGCCTGTAATATTGTGGTCCGGCTTCATTGGTGGTTTCGGCCATTTCTTAATTAAATTAGTAATACTGTTTGCAAGTACAAAGTTTTGTTTTTGAAGAGCTAGGAAGACGGTGTTAACGTCTTTCCTATCTGTATCTGGATGTTCTATGGCATCTTTAATTAGCCTTAGCTTTAGATCTTGCTCAACTGTTAATGCAGTAATCGGCTGAGGGATTCCATAAGATTGGTTGTTTCTTTTCGTGGTCATAGTCCTCGGTAGTTAAAATCTTTGCTAGTCGTGCATTGGTTAACGCATCTTCTTCAGATAAACCTTTCTCTTTGAAAGCTTCTCTTAGTGTTTTCCAACTCCAACCCTTCTCATTGAATAGTTGTGTTGCTCTTTTGATTCCAACTCCAGGGATGCCAGAATAACCATCTGTATTATCTCCAGCAGCAGCTTGTACTAGATGCCACTTAGCTCCCTCTTCAGGTTTGATGAGTGTGGACTCGTCAAAGTTATATAACATCCCAGGTATTTGTCTCATGTCTTTATCAGGAGAGACAATAATATTACCTGGATATTTTGTAGCGTAGATACCCATGGCATCGTCTGCTTCAAGTGTAGGCATGGTGATTACCTCAAACTCAGTCTTGAGTTTGTTGATGACACGTTTATAAGCACAAGGCTTCTTTCTATTTCGATGTCCCTTGTAATCCCCTTGAATTTTTTTCCGAAAATTATCAGGGCTACTAAAGAACAAGATAATGTCATCGAATGATCCGAAGTGACGTTGTATCTTTTTAATCTCCCTCATCACACAAGCGTAAGCTTCTGAGAATTTAGAAGTAACAACTATTACGTCATTGCCAAAGTCGATTTCTGATTCAGCAGCTGCACAGCATTTATATACTGTATAGTCTGCATCAATTAGTAGTTTCATTCAATAATAATTTTGTTGTAGGAACAGCTCTTAAATCTTTCCTACCCATATCTCTTAATGCTCTGCTGTTATTTACATTAAATAAAAATCCAACTATAGGTGAATATTCAATACCAAGTAAAGTTGCATACTTATAATATACAGCTGAAAAATTCATAGTATCTAAAATATTTTCTATCCATGCCTTAGGTCTTCCAATACCAAAATAAAAATCTTCAATATCAGGTGCTCTGCTTAACAACATTTTATGATCATTGCAAGCAACTCTTTGTTTTTTACTATGAGGGTCTTTTACAAACTCAAATTTACGTTTTGGTATAACACCTTTCCTTTCAAGTAATTTAATGCAATTACCTAAATTTGTACGCTTTAAACCAGCAGCTTTAGCAAAACCATTAGTTAGTGTATGAGTAACTAAATCAAATGATTTATATTCTTGAAACTGTACATTCGATAGCGGATTCGGTAGAAGATCCTTGTATGAACTGTTCCTTTCTTCTAATAAATGATTGAAGGATAACTGTGAGTACTGATTCGAGTTGAGTGATGGTGTTAGGGTCATTGTGGGTGAATAAATTATTTGAAAGTGAGTCAATTTTTCTTTGCCAAGACATAAATTCTTGTAAGGTAAAATCAAGTTCTCTTTTTGCTTCAGCAAGTGTGGTTGCTTCGTTATTAGTTACAGCATTTAGTTGGGATTGAAGTTCATCATTTTGTGCTGCAAGACGTCTTCCGTCTAAAGCTTTTTTTGCTAGACGTTCGTTTTCTTCTTTTAAATCTTTGATTGTTAGTACGAGTGATGGATCTTGAACGATCTTTTCTCGTATAACTTCTTTTACTTCTTGTGGTAGTTTTTTAAACTCTTTTGCAGGACTAGATCCAGGTATAGCTTGTGACAATTTGTAGCTGTCATTCTGGGGAGTCCCCAGAGTTAAACCAAAAGTACGTGCTTCACCTAGTAAATTACATCCAACACTAGAGCTTATACCTACCTCTCTGTAGAACTCTTCCATGTTCCTACCACTGAGATATTCAGCAGCTATGGCTACACGTTTGTAATGTCTACCTGTCTTTTCAAGTGCATCACCAATGTTAAATACATCAATGGTCTGCTTAATGGACTTCAGACCAGTTACATCCAGATTTTGACTCAGCTGCGATTGGACACCGGAGGTTGTAATACTCCCCTGCTCGGACAGCTGAATGTTCGAGGGTGAATTTAAGGTCATTAATGTGTTGTTCTTTGCACTCGTATTGAAGTTCGTCATGTATAAACGCAAGCTGATGAGCACATAAACCAGCTTCTTTTAATGTTTGATTTGCTATTAGTAGCCATCGTTTCGCTATCACTCCAGCTGAACACTGAAGTAAATAATTAAGAGCCTTATGTTGACTGTCTACTAAAAGTGTTCTTCCGTCGATAGCCAAGATCTTGCCTGTAGCAGACCGCTTCTTAACAGCCTGTAGC